CTATTAGATGAGAACACTGACATAGTTGTTGTATCTGGTCCAGCTGGAACAGGTAAAACATACTTGGCAATGCAAGCTGCTATCAAAGCAATGAGAGCAGGTGAATGCGATAGAATCGTATTAACTCGTCCTGCAGTAGGTGTAGATGATGAGAAACATGGTTTTCTTCCAGGTGATCTTAATCAAAAAATGGAACCGTGGACTAGACCTTTATTAGACGTACTACGTGAGTATTACACTGCTGCCGATATCGCACATATGCTAGAGGAACAAATCGTAGAGATTTCTCCATTAGCTTTTATGCGTGGTCGCACATTCAAAAACTCATGGATCATTGCAGATGAAATGCAAAACGCCACTCCAAACCAACTCAAGATGTTGATGACTAGAATCGGAATCGGAAGTAAGATTGTAATTACTGGCGATATTGAACAGACCGACAGAAAAACAGCCGACAATGGGCTACTAGATTTACAAAATAGATTGGGGAAGGGGGTGAATTCAGGAATACAATTATGTACCTTTGGACCAAAAGATGTTCAAAGACACCACATCATTGAGCAAGTACTCAATTTATATAGTTAAAAAGAGGGGCATTGCCCCTCTTTTTATTTCTTGATCATTTCACTTTCAGTGTTATTCTTTTCCAGTTGATCAATTAGTGCTGGATAGATACGCTTGTAATATTCACTTAACCTATCCCAGTCTGTGTCTACGGTTTTACCTTCGACTACACACTTTTCAACTTTCTTCTTACCAAAGTCCATAATGACATTACAAGTTTGAATGTCTGCCGGTCTCACTCGCTTACTAACAGACACTTGTTCGTCAATCTGTCCGTTGGGTTTACGCATAAAAACAATCATTAAATATCTAATAATATATCTCCTTAAATGATAAATAAAAGTGTAGTTCGCGGAGGTCGAAATCCCAACTACTCTAATGCTACAAAGGAGCAATCAGCATGACTATTTATTATCTTTACATAAAGACTCATAATAAAACTGGATTAAAATATTTAGGTAAAACTACCTCACCTGACCCCCACAAATACATCGGCTCAGGAAAGGATTGGAAAACTCATCTAAAAGAGCATGGTAGAAATTTTACTACTGAAATTTTGAAAGAGTGTTCCACTAATGATGAATTATCTCAATGGGGAAGGTATTATAGTAAATTATGGGATATAGCAAAAAGCAAGGAATGGGCTAATAGAATTCCTGAAACAGGAGGAGGTCCGGGATGGAAATGTGGGTCCGATAATCCAACTAAAACAGCAAAATTTAGAAAAATAAGAAGTGAGTCTCAACGAGGAAGTGATAATCCAAAATTTGATCACACTTTATATGTATTTGAACATAAAGATACGGGAATCCGTGAATTCCTCACTAAGTACGATTTTAGAAAAAAATATAATATAGCCCACAGCCATGTGTCTAATTTAGTATCAGGATATAATTATACTAAATCACACAAGGGATGGACTATCATTAAGTAGTCAATTCAACTAATGAGGCCGCAATTGCTATTTCAGGAATACCAACTAATGGTAATGTTGCTAATCCATTACGAATGATAATGATACTGGCATCACGCTTTTCTTGTGATTCACCCCACAAATCTAAATTAGAATATGCCCATGTATATATTTCTTCAACTCGTGTCGGGTACAACGCAATGTACTGCATCAGTTGCTGACGACCTTCAAGAATCTTACCAGCTTTGAACAATGTAGTCGCTTCTAGTAACAATTCGTGTTCGCTATTACCTTCTGATTGCGGGGGCAATAGTTTACCTGTGCTACTGTTGACTTGTAATTGATTCAAGCATTTACGCAAGTCTGGGTATGCTACACGAACATAGCTGTCCAATGTATCTAAGTCAAAGTCAATACCCTCAGTCAATAATACAGTTGCTGCTCGTGCTGTATAGTCTGTACGATCGGGTTTAGCGATATGAAACTTGTGACAACGACTTTCACGCAATGCTGGGATGATCTTGTGTTCATAGTTACAAGTAAGAATGAAACGAACTGTGTCAGCATATGCTTCCATGTCGTTACGCAATGCTGCTTGAAACTCTGGGCTTGTGTAGTCAGCCTCATCAAGTAATATCACTTTGAATTTACCAAAGGGCATAGTCTGTGCGAACCCATTGATCTTATCACGCACAATCGCAACACCGTTTTCACGACTCGCATTGATTTCTAGTACGTCATAATCTTCTACACCAAGTTCATGGATCAGTACTTTAGCAAGAGTAGTCTTACCTGTACCTGGATCACCGCTCAACAGTAGATGAGGGATAGATTGATTCTGAATCCAACCTTCTACTTGTTGTTTTTGTCGCTCGTCTACGAATACATAGTCTGATACAGATTTCGGGCGATAACGCTCAACCCAGAGTTGGTTCTTCATTTTCTAAGCATCTCCAAAGTTATAATGTGGGCTATACCTTGACCCAAGTCTTGATCACTGGGTATGATATGTAGTGCAGTATTACGATCATCTGTTCTAGGATCATATGTATTATACTCCATTACATATCCACCATTAGCTGAATGTATCGTAAAGTTCATACCAGAATTGTCTATTCTACGACCTTTACTGATACTACTTGTAGAGGCGCTAACTAGGTTAGATTCTGATTTGGGGCTATTCCAATCCTCCCTAACCCACTGAACAACTTTTTTCTTAAACCATTTGATTATCATTAGTAAACCTTATCACTCCAAGTTTCATCTTTCAATTTCTCATCAGATATAAGTAAAATATCTGCTGGATCTACCCTACGGATAGTCTTTGGTCCTTCTTCATCCTCGATGTTCACACCACGAGTCCAACGACCATGACTAATCATAATCCATTTACCAATCTGATATTCTGGGTCGGTGTTAGCAGAACCGATAGCATAAATCTTCCCCCAGCGAGGGCGAATACCTGCACTTTTCATATCATCGTTAGGTAATAGAATACCGCTACTTAGTATTCTAACATCAAAATCCATATCACACACTATGATATGGGCGCCAATTGGTTTGAATTGACTTTTGTTAAAACGATGTGGTTCGAATGCTAATTTCTTTTCTTCCATGTTACTTCTTCTTTGCTTTAGTTTCTTGCTCTTTGATTTTCTCGACTTCCAAATCATCATCCAATGATTCTTCTAGTTCAAGTTCTTCTGCCGTCAATTCAACAATCTCGTCAGCCTTCATTGGCTTTGGTGTATCAGGTTGAATACGATTTTTGTTTACGTTAGCAGAACGATTGCCAACAGTCTTAGCATACGCATTGCTTATCTTGTCTGTCGCAGGTTGAATTACTCTACCAAATGCATCAATAGTGTCACCACGTGCGTTAAGGTTCTTGACATTCCCTACTGCTCTGACCTTTTCATTTTTTGCTAGGATAGCTGACATGTCAACTGTCTTTCCCATTGCGGATCTGTATATAGCCATTTTTATTTCCTTATTTTAAAAATTCATCTACCGATAACTGGTAGTACAAACTATTTATTCTGTGAATTCCTATCAAAAACAATACAAAACTAGCTACGCTACTACCACGACCTACTCCCCATAATATATTGTTTTCACGCATAGTGTCAACAAGATATTTCAAATACTGTAGTAATGGGAACATATTGCGTTCATGGAACTTTAATAGTTCATCTCCCGCACGTTGTAGTTCTTCTTCATTACTACATTGATCTAATACCCATTTAGCAATATCAAGTTGATAATATTCTATGGGCATTTGCCACTGATCTTGATTACATTCGTCAAAATCTTCTACTGAAGTTTTAGGATCGACATAAGTTACCAACTCAGGTGTATTGTCGTCAGACAGAAACAGTTGGTCTAAATTGATATTGTCAGTTACCAAACAAGATTTCACTATACGTGTAGGGTCACGCATATACAAATCACAGAGGTCATCCTCTGTTAGTATAATTTGAGAATATCTATCAGTCAGCATCTATGTAGTTTATCATAGATGAAAGTGTAAAGCAAGACTTATGGTTGCTTTTCGGGGTCACAATTGAAAATAATTTCGGTTGTTTTACTATTTTCTTTTTGTTCCCAATCTAATCCAACGCCTGCCCAATCGCTATGATGCTTGATCAACCTAACGATCTTGTCCTTTTTAGTAGCTTTGGACAAGTCAGAGATAGAAGTAGAACTATCAC